GAAGTTCGACGTTAAGCAGTATAGAAAGTTATTCATTGTCCGGAAAAGATTTTCTAGAAGAGAAAAATTCAGAGAATCGAAAAGTCAAAAAGTAAAAGCGTAAAAGCATAAAGAAAAATTTAAATATAAGAAACAACATAAATTATGTTGATCTAAAATGAAGTATCAACTAAAAGTTGAACATGTGGACAAGAAAATCTATATCAAGTGTCCAATTTGTGGAGACATATTAGCTACGAACGATCCAGAATATTTTCTTAGAAAATTCCATAAAGATGTTGTTGAACCGTTATCTTCATGCAGTCATTTTGAAATCATTGATGTATATCGTGACCCGAAAAGTTCTCAGAATATTCCAAAATATGAAGCGAAAGCGGTAATGAAGTTTGAGTTCAAAAAGTATGTAAGTTTTATCGTTCCTCGTAAAAGTTAAGTTTTTTTTATTTTTTCTAATTCCAATTTAGCCATAATTCTGGGAAATTTTTTTCAGTTTTGTGATAGAAATTCAAAGAATTGAGAAATTCAGAGTTTACATGTTTAGCGTTAAAGAGATCGAAAAATGCAAATGTAAAAATGCAAAGAAAAATTTATAAATGAGAAGTTACATAATTAATATTGGGGGAAATAAATGGTAATACGTCCAATTGAGAAATATCACGGTCAAATTATAGTCTATTATTGTCCAATTGATAACACAGAGCTAGCATGGACAAATGAATATGATGGTGGCGTAATAAAATCTTCATGTCAGCATTTTGAGTGGAGAGAGTTTGGTAATCTTTATTATGAATTGAACGCACAAAGACTCAATAAAAACGCTGTACTGAGGATTTGGTCTGGAACAAGCATTTATATTTTATATCCCAAACAAAGCCCATCTTAAGCTAATATTTTTTTATTTTTTCTAATTCTAATTTGCCTAAATTATGCTTAATTTTTCTCAGTTTTGTGATAAAAATTCAGAAAGTTAAGAAATTGAGAGATAACGTGTTTAGCGATAAAGAAATCGTAGTTTGTAAAGGCAAAAGCATAAAGAAAATTTTATAAAGGGGCAAATGAAAATGTAAATTGGGGAAAAGGAAAATGAAAGTTGTGCAAATCGGTCAGACAAAGTATTACATAAATTCGAGAGACGATATGATTTCAATAGTCCATGAGCTTGCAAGACAAGGTTATAGCATTGCAGAGATCGCCTCATTTTTAGGCGTTACAGAGAGGACAGTTAGGAAATATTTATCTGACTGTTGGTAAGTTAAACGTTTTTTTAGTTTTCAAGTTCAAAGTCATTAGTTTGCTTTTTTTCGGGCCATATTTAGCTAAAGCTATCAGCGATTTTTCTCAGTTTGTAGATAAAAATTCGAAATTCATAGAAATTCAAAGTCATGATGATTAATGTTAAAATTTTTGAAAGATAAAAGAAGTTTTAAATTTGTCATAATGCATATGTTATTTTGCGGGTGATAGATTAAATGTCTCAAAATTCAAGTCAAGAAAGTCAAACTAAAAAATATGAAGTAAAAATACTAAAGCAAATAGAATATCTGCCATCAGTCTTCATGATAAAACATCTTGATGGTGAGGTTACCAAGATCTCAATATTAGCAAAATATTTCGAAAATTGCACAAATTATATTTCAAGATCTAGATTAACTTTCAGCGGTTGTTTTAAATATCTTGAAGATGAGCTTCTACAGACCAGAGGCATATATTATACTCCAGCACCACCGATATTTTCAGTTAACAAAAGAAGTAAAATTACTAGAAGTCTTGAGGATATGAAAAACATTATACTAAAAGAGATAGAACTTCTAAACCTCAGATTTAAAGAATTATTGATTTCCTATGATAATTATTCGATAACAATTTACGATTACTATATTAAAGGTCAATTGTACCAATTTAACCTAATATACAACCAAGATTATCTAGAAATTTATGAAGTTCCGCCAATAAATAATGATTTAAATCTTAGTTTTAATCATTCCAATAGCCTAACAATTTATCATCACGAAATACAGTTTTCCAGTCCTACATTAACTAGAGATTTATATTCAGACCCCGGCGTGGCATTTTTAATACATCCGGAAAATGAAGTGACATTGACTTTAAAATCGCCAACAAGTTCTACAGATACAGTTATGCTAAAAGTTAACAAATACTATTTAATAACTCACCCAAAACCTAGGACTTAGGTGAGAAATATGGTTGAATATAAATATAACCCAATAAAAGATGTAAGGGAAGAAGTCATGAAGATGGTTAAAGAATTTCCAGATTTTCCAAAAGATGTGGAAATTTGGACTGCCCAAATTACAGTTGACAAAGAAGGAAAACAATATCTACTTATTACGTTTGTTAAAAACGATATTTTAGATTACTTTTTCCATGAAATAATTGACAATCTCGAGAATACAATAAAGATGGCATTAGAATATATAAAAGATGTAGAAGAAGAAATAGAAGAAGAGTGAGTTAAGATGTCTGAGGTAAAAATTCTAAAATATCTAAATTACCTTCCAAAAGTCTTTATGGTTAAACATATAGAAGGTCAAGTTACCAAGATTAGTACAGTTCAAGGCGATTATATTGATTGTGCAAAATATATTTCTAAATCTGGAAGAAAGTTCAGCGGTTGTTATGAATTAATTAATTATGCTTTAGCAGAAGCTAGGGGCATATATTATATAACTGCACCGCCAAAAATCTTTATATCTTCACGTGGAAGATTTGCTGAAAATCTAAATGATTTGACAGACCTCATTATGAGAATTATAGAATTTTATGATTTGGAAGAAAAAAGATTGCTCATTAATTATGATGAAAAACAAATAATGATTTTAGATAAATATGTGAAAGGACAATTATACCAATTCCCGTTGATTTATAAGAATAGGCAATTAGAAATTTACGAAACTCCAATGCTAAAATATACCAATGAACTTAATTTTGATATTAAAAATGAACTAACAATTGAGAATTATGAGCTAAAGTTTTCGAAAAATGTTGAGATAACCGGTCTAATCTCAAAGCCGAATATAGCATATTTTATGTATGCTAAAGGAGTTAAAGAATTAACAATAAAAACTCCAGATAATCAAGAAAACAAAGTGATGTTAAATCCGGAAAAACATTACTTAATTATATATTTAAAATCTAAAAAACAAGAATAAGAGGTGAAAGTTATGGAATTAAAAGTTGAGAAATTTGGAGATTTAATTGTTTATAAATGTCCGATATGTCATAGGGAATTATTAATAAAAACGTCTAATTATTTCCCGCTTACAAATAGTTGTGATCACTATAAAGCTTATGCATTACCCTTATCAACAATTGATCAATGTCCAGAAAATAAAAGAGAAGTTGTATTAGTAAATGATAACGGTTGGAAATATGTAATTTGTAAAAGATAAATGTGGTGAGATAATGAGAAATTATAAATTATGTTTTGAATTAGCCGATACAGTTGGAGATATTATAATTTTTAAACATAAGAATAATTTTGAAATTATCTTTACTAATGAATATACATGTTATATCTCAGATTATCAAGACAAATATTGCCTAGTCCAACATGAAGATAGCCGTGGAATTTTCGATATTTATTTTATACCATATGAAGAATTAGGAGTTAAAAATCTAGACGAATTATTCCAATTGCTAGTTTTAAAGCCAAGAGAAACAATGAAAATAGTAACTGAAAACGATATACCGATAAACAGACTTATTATAGAATATTATGAAGATTAATCTTTTTTTAATTTTTTAATAGCTTTTTAATTGTCATTTTTAAACTTGTATTTATGAGTTGTAGAATGTGATATTATTTCCTTCACGGGAAAACTCATGATCTTTATGGCTTAGTAATTCTCTTTATTCTATCTTTTATTCTCTACTTTTCTGTTCAAAACGAGATTCTAAAATTGATTGTGATTTTTCAATTGATAATTATAACCGGGATTTTTGTAGATTTATGGAGTCATTGTTTCCATCATTAAAAAACAAAAAAATCATTATTTCAAATAAACACGTAATTTTTTTCTTCCAGTTTCTGGATTTGTTACCTTTTTTATTTCTATAAATCCTTTTTGCTCCAAATTATACAATCTGTCCATAAAAAAGTCATAATAATCGGTACTATGAACAAAATGTTTTATTAATTCGTCTCTCCAAATTCCGTCTGGATATTTTTTTAAAAAATCTAATAATTCTTTTTCTTTTTTTCCTAATCTAATTTTTTTTCCTTGTGGTTCAGTCATTTTATATCAAATATATAAAAAAGAAATATGACAAATATAAAACTTTAAGAGAACTTTGATTTTCAAAAAATACAAATTGTATTGCTTAAAATATCTTCTTCAATCTGTCTATGATTTTTTGTATATCTGAAACTAAAGATTTTACAGTATTTATATCAGTTTCTGGTATTTCTAATATTAATCTTGGAGTCATTATTTCTCCTAATTTATCTATTAGAAATTCAAAGCTTTGAACTATATATGGGTCTGGAGGATAATTTACTAAAATCCCGCTTTGATATTCGTATTCTATAATTTCCGCAAAATCATAAACTATTGTAAATAGATTTTGATTAATTGGAGTTACTTCTAGTAATTCGCCAAACAAACTTTGTAACCCAGTAAATCCATATTCTGGAGCTATTATCACAGAATTTGCTGGAATTTGGAAGACAAAAGCTATAGTTCTATCGTAATATTTGTCTCTAACAATAGCTAGAGAATAAAGCGGAATGTTTTGCAAATTAGTTATAAAGCTTGAGAGTTCATTAGCAAAGTAAACTTCAGCGAAAGCATTGCCAAAAAGATAATTTGGAATTGTGTACATTTGGTTATTTTCGCTTAATATCCCGCCACGTAAAAGCGATACAAGTATTGGAGAATTAGTTTTGTTTTGCATTATCCAATCTACTTTTCCTTGGAAAGAATTGTAGTTATAATATAACGCTAATTTGTCATTTTGCCATAGAAGATTCGCGTTTTGTGGTATAGATGTATCAACTTTAATTTCGTTTGTATGTGTATGGAATTTCCTCATTTTAGGTCAAATTGTATTTGTTTTATGACATTAAAAAGTTAATATGTTCCTAAATCTTTAGAATTATAAATTCTAACTTTATTTTCTTTTATCCGATTTGCTAAATTAATCAAACAATTAGCTATTATTTCATTCAAATTGTCATCATTATTCATATTTTCTATTTCAAAAATTACTTTGACAATTATCCTATTTCCATTCTTGGAATAAATTATCATATTTAAAAATAAGAGTAAAAATGTTTTTAAATATGTCATATTCGAAAAAGAAGAATGATGTGATATGAGTATAGTTTTAAGAGGATTAGATAAAGAAAGATTTAAGAAAAATATTGTTATATGGTTAAATGTTGATAATATTATTCAAAATTGTTATACAAATTTTAAAGATATTGTAGCAGATGCAATAATCCAAATGATTTCAGAAATTGTAGAAAAAGATAATTGGAATTTACAATATTTTGATGAAAAGGAATTACAAGAATTATTCAATGCATTCATGAAAAATTCTAAAATTATGATACAATTAAACAAACAAATTGATGAATTAAATTATGCATTTGAAGAAGTTATTGTTGAATTTGATTTTCCAGAAGAAGAAAAAAAGAGAATTGTCAAAAGATACATAGATAATATACTAGAGGCTTATGGATATTTGGATTTATGTATTTTTGTAAATTTAGAAGAAATAAATGTAGATACAATTTCTGAAGCTTTAAGTAATGAAGTTTATGGTCTGTTAAGCTCTGAGGAAATTAAAGCAGAATTTAAAGATAAAATAGAAGATGCTATCAAGATTATTAATGATGAAAATGTTATTGATGATATTGATGTTAGTGATGTTGATGTTGAAGAAGAATGATGTGAAAATATGAATTTTTATATCTCAAGTTCTAATTCATCTTCTTCTTTCTTTATTTTCCTTTTCTCTTTCAATATCTCATTAGCAATTTTATAATTTCTAATTAACTCCATTACAAGGCTGTCTAGTCCCATTTTCCTAAGTTTGTCAGCATATCTTGTATATTTATTATCAATCTTCCAATTATTGTATATTAGAATATAAGCGTTCATAACTTCTATAATTTTTCTGTTTGATAAATCATATTCGAATGGGAAATTAATCTTGTCCAGAAATTCGAAAAGTTTCTCTTTCTCTTCCTCAGTAAGTTTATATTTTTCCCTAACTGTCTTTTGATTGCCTACATATCTTCTAGACCCATCAAACCAAAAAATATCTCTATAGCCCGTTACTTTGCTATATGTAGCTGTGTCCATGCTCTCAGCAAAGTCAAAGGCTTGAATAAAATATGGTGCTGACATTCCTAGAACGTGAAGATATGGAACCTTCCTCCTTATGTAATAGATCCACGGAAAAGTATATATCAAAATTTTCATTTTTGAAGATGCTATAAGTCCTCCAACTGCAAAATAATAAGTATATTGTTTATAAAAATCTATAGCTTCATCTATATCTTGAATTGGATAAATATGAATTACTGGTATAATTTTTTCTATATACTCAATTTTTGTATAAAGATATTCGAAATATTCGAAATTCTTTTTATCAAGTGGAGAAAATATGCTAGGTATATCTAGAGAAAAAAATGCATAAGCGTCTATCATTTTGTATTTTTGTAAGACGTCATCAACTGAGATTTCTAGACCATGAATTGTAATTTGATAGCCCCCGCTGTCGACCCAAGTCTCATTTTTCCATGTCTTTGTTCTAAATCTTAATTGATTAATTAGAATTGGAAAATTTGTCTTTAAAATATAAGAAGTCGGCGAACTTAGTCCGAAAACTAACTTCATTTTTACTCTCCATGGATTGTCTTTCTCCTTAACAAGTATATAATTCCGCCAATTATCGGCATTATCAATATTCTTAATATTGTAAATATGGCATTTCCTTCTATTACGAAATTATAGAATATTTGATTTTGTAGTCCTAAGTAGAAGAATAGAAATATCTGCAATATTAAACTAATTAATACAGTTGAAAATAATAGTTTATTGTTTGTCAATTTCAAAAATGCGAAACTGACAATTAAGAAGTTCCAGAAGATAAATAACAATCCGGAGAAACCAAACGATATTGAAAATCCTAAGATATTTTCTAGAACATTAGCAATTGTATCTGCACTGAAGATTAGCAATAAAATATTGGGGGTAATTTTCGTGAATTTTTCCGGAAGAATTCTATCAAACGTCATATTTTGGACTAATCGAGTTTGAATTATAGAATTTACGAAAATGAAACTCATATACCAGATTGGAAATAGAACAAATAGAATATTTAGGTTTGAAAAACTGTCTAATATTGCTAATATGGTAACTACAAAATAACTCAAGAAATATCCGATTTTTGCATTTTTATCTACATTTTTAGTTTCTCCGGCTATATAACTAATCGCATTTATGAAGAGAAACATTGACAAGTCAAATAGTAAAGCTGAAAGTAAAGTATTTGATATTGTAAAGTTTTGTATCTGGAAATGAAAACTTGAAATTGGCAAAATTAGCGATACAATTATTTGTAAAATTGCTAATCCGTCTACTATATATGCATAAATTGTTTTTTTAACAACACTAAATAAACCGATAGCAAATAATAGTTCTGAAATTAAGAATTTCTGAATTAGAGGAATATTGAAATTCATAAGTACTAAATCTGTTAAAATTGGTGCTGAGAATACATAAATTAACCATAAAGAGATTCCGAAAATTGTGTAAAATTTTGGAGAAAATGTGTTTCGAATATATGCGTAATCACCGCCGTTAAGCGGGATTTTCTTAGTTAGAATGTAATACATTACAAGTAACGGAATTTCGAAAATTGCACCGATTAAGACCGCAATTAATAGATTTACATTTTTCATCATTTGAGAAACAAAAATTGGATAACTTATTCCGCTTATAATGCCCATGTACAAAAGATTTATAGAAAAAATATCTAGAGAATTAAAGCTTTTAATTATTCCCGAACTTTGTCTTTTATATTCCATATTATGGGTTTGTTTTTATGACCAATTTAAGAATTACTCAAAATTTAAAGAGATATAAATGTCATAATATTTTTATTATATTGATGACTAGGGAATTAAAGTTAAGACAAAATACAATCGTAAGATTGAATAACAATAAAGCTGAGATAATAGTAGAAGACAAATACAGACTTTTTATAACTTTAAATGAGAAAAAAGTAATTGCAAAATATTCGTATACCGTATTGTCTATAGAATTTGACAAATTCAATAGCGAAAAGTTAGCTAAGAAAATCCATACTATAGTTGAACAAACTCACAAATTCTCAATTTTGTTAATTCAAGAAGTTTTAGAATTAATCAAAATCAATAATTTATATGATGAGATAAATGAAGAAATTAAGAAATTAGTGGAGAATAAAGATATAGATAAATTACAAAAAGTTCATGAATTTTTAAAGTCCATCTAAAGAATTAAAAAGTTGTTTTTTTACAGTTTTATAACTAAAATTCTCAATCCAGAAATTATAATTTTCCTCAATTTTAGCTTTATATTCATCAAGATTGTCTAAAACTTCAAGAACTTTATCCACAGCTTTGTCAATACATATTTCTACGCCTTTTCCTATATGAATTGGATTATTTGGAAGAATTGTTGGGAAATTACAAGAATCAATTAGTAAATCTTTCAATTGTGGAGGAAAATATTCTTCCCATGCCCCGCCTTTTGTGGCGATTGTTGGAATTTTTGACACAAAAGCTTCCAGACCGTTTAACTCGAAACTCCCACCTCTGCTAGTTAGAAGATATAAGTCAGAAATTCTATACATCTTTACAATGTTATCAAAATCTGTATTTCCAGTCAGATTGAACATTCTTAAGTCTTGAAAATCTGTCCTCGGCCCACCACTTTTTACTAAAAAATAAATGTCATTCCTTTCCTTCTGAAGTTGTCTAGCTATATTGTGGAATAAATCTGCACCTTTTCTATAATCAGAATGCCATAATGATATGAAAATTAGTTTTATTTTCTTCTCATTTTTGATTTTCTCAATATAACGAATTTGTTCATCAACTTTTAGTTCCTCATCTTTTACTAAAAGTCTCTCGTTAAAGTTATGTACAACTTTAAATATTGGAATTTTCAGACCAGAGTTCTTGAATGTTTTAACTGACCATTCAGAATTTACAATTAGTCTATCAGCATAGTTATTAGCATAATCTATGAATTTCTCGGAAATTCTGTCACTGTCAGCAACTTCAACGCCTATTATTGCACTTGTTTTAGTTCTATATTGCTCAAAGAAAGAAAATTCTATTTTTCCCCAATGCCACATTGAATAAAAGAACGGATGAATTATAGAAATCGGGTAACGAAAAGGAGTAAATTGATAGAAAGATAAAGCTGGGATTTCGTAAACTGTATATCTCTCTTTTAGCATTTTTATATGTTCTTTAGCTACAAATTTAAAACTAACATCATGATGTTGTGGATAAACGTAATATATAATATTTGCCATTTTTATTTCACCATGTGCTTAATTTTGAGTTTATAATTTGAAACCATTTCCATAACTTTCAAACTCATAATTTCAAATTTGCATTGGTTCGGTCTTAATTTTGAATTAAAGAACTCCATATTTGACCTCACCAAATTATTAATACAAATTCTGGAATATGTTCAAACAATTGTGGTATATCTTCAAATTTAAATTCCATTTTCTTTTCATCACATGGAGTTTTCACATAATGTATAGTCCCTAATTTAGCCACATTTACATGGAGAATATGGTCATGAATGAAAATATCTACTGGAATTTCTTTGTAATATTCTTTTTCCAAATAAGTATTTAATATAATTTCAAAAATTGGAATTTGATTTTTTCTAAATATATAATTAGTTCCAGAACAAAATGGTCTAATTTCGTTAGCCCAACTATAATAAAGCCAGTAACAAAGCGTGAGAATTCTATTTAAAGGGTCTATTTCACGCAATTTTGGGACTATTAAATCACTATCAATTATTGCAAAAATGTCATCATCTAAAGTTTTAGCTATATCTAAAATTTTCAACAATTGTTTAGCTATTCTGACCCATCTGATTTCACTGTTTGTTTCATTCCAGATTATCTTATCTCTAAATTTTTGCTCTAGCTTTGGAGTTAAATCGTTAAATGTCTTATCTACAACTACATAATCAAAATCTAATTCTGGAAGATGTTTTGTATAGCCCGCAAAAGTGAAAACTTTCATAATTAATTTTCAGTTTCATGACAAATTAAAATATTGATAATTTTTTGTGAGAACAATGAAATCAGCAAATATACATTATATGTTAAATAAGAATTGTGATCTTATTTATGTCATTTTAGGAATTTAAAATTATGAGCATTACTTATGCCTCAATCTCAAGTTTATTAGCATCACCTTTCCAGAGACTGACATCTGGAATGTGGAACACTGCAGTTCTACTTTTGACCGAACTTTATTTAACTGGCGGTAATGCTGTAACTTCAATTCTACAAAATGGAAATCTAACAATTCCAGGTTCTATAATTGCCAGTTCTGGAAATTTTTATGATGAAATTTATGTAGCTGGACAGCCAGTTCTTACAGAAGAAGACCCGATATATATCGCTGGATTTATAGCTACAGCTGGACAACAAATAAATGCAATTCTGTATTCGAATGAACAGTTATACTATTCAATTGTTAAGTTACCAGAAGAAATTTATGAAAAAATTATAGTTGCTGTTCCGACTGCCACTTCAATTTTAGAGAAAGATACAACCGCTTTATATGAGACAATTTATAATGTTGTAAATTATTTAATTTCAAATGTTGAACAAGCTAGAACTATAATAAAAGAAGATTTACAGAATTTCTATACTTCATTTTATGAATTAATAGATTCAATAGCTAAAAGATTAGGAATTCCGTTACAAAATGCGATTTATTTTATTGCTGATTCTATAGCTTATACGCTTACATATGTCTATTTAGCCACAGTCGGATTAGTTAATACGTTAAATAAACTTTCTTTGTATTTATCGCCTCCAACAATAGAAGGACTTCAATTAGATGTAAATACAACACCTTCACAGTTATACACTGGCCCGCCAATTGAAACTGTAAGAATAATTCTTCAGAATTTGAGTAATTATATTGTCTATATTGGAAATAATTTATACAATAATTTCCCAATTTTGCCAAATGATAGTTTGGAAATTCATGTAAATAATCCAGCTAATGTTTATGCATGGGCTACAGGAAAGTGTAAAGTTTATGCATTATTTGAGGTTGTTCAATAATGCCTATAAATTTTAAAGATTATTTTTGTAAGTTAGAATGTTGTTATTGGCATGAGTTTGATTTAGCTTATGGAAAATTAGATGTGAAAGATAGAACTGTAACGATAATCGGTAACGATTGCGGAAGTTCAGCTTTATATTTCCTCTTAAAAGGTGCTAAGAGAATAATCGGTTACGAAAAAGAAGAACAATTAAACAAGAAATTTAAGGAAATTGTTTGTAAAGATTTCAATATCTGTGACAAAGTTGATATAAATGGAGAATGGAAAGGTATAGAATATCCAAACACTGACATTCTAGTTATGGATTGTGAAGGCTGTGAGGCTAAATTAGATTTTTCTCAATTACAGAAATACAAACAATTCTGTATTGCAATTCATGATTGGACAAAAAACCGTTTTGATTTAATGCGAAAACTTTACGGAACTGTTCTAACTTTTATTACAGATGATAATAGAGAATTTGTATTTTGCAAATTATGAAGTACAATAATTGTTTATAACTGTAACTGTAGATGCAATAGTTATACTTCCGCTATTTTGTTTACAAATTAAATTTTCTATTACATTATAACCATTAATCTGGATATCACCATTATTATATTCTACTATTAATGTTCCTATATCAACATTATCATTTACACTAATAGTACCAAAATTTTGATTAACATAAAAATATTGAATTTGTGTATTTCCATGTAATGCAATTACGCCATTGTTATTTTCAATTTCAAAAATTGTGATTAAATCATTAAAATTAGTTTCAATTATTGAATTATTATTTTCAATTTGTATTATATTTACATTAACATTATCATTAATTAGAAGTTCATTATTATTATTATTAATTTTTAATACATTTACAAAAGAATTATTATCAATTGTAATACTCCAATTATTCTGTACAACTATAAATTTGTCTATTGTTCCAAAAATATCAATTGGTTGTCTAATATTATAAATTAGTAAATTTTTAATATAAACATTATTTGGAATTGTAATTCCATAATCTAAATTTGCAATTAATACATTCAAAAATGTGGTAAGATAATATAAATAATAATAAAATAAATATCCATCACAACTAAATAAAAAGTACTGATGATAATTGAAAGTTAAAAATTGATTAACATCATATACTATATTGTCAAATTGTAAAGATTTTACGATTTGATCAGATTGTACATGTGAAAGTCCTTTTTGTAATTGTATATTTGCAAAATTCGCTAATTCTATAATTGCATCAATTAAGGAATTGAAATAATCGGCTGTTAATGGAAGACCTTTTCTAGCATGAATAAGCGGTTTAAATACATAAGGTTGAAAGTTTTCATAGAAATTATAGAAATCTGAAATTGCATGATATATATTTTGCATATATGGAAATTGTGATAAATAGTTTATATATTTATAAACACTATAAGCTAGATATAAATCCGAGACAATTTCGTTCCAAAGTTTTGAGGAAATTAAAGAATATGGTTTTGGAGGGGTTAATAATTTTGTAATTTGATTAATGGATTTGCATGGTAAAAAACATGGTGATAATTTAGAAGTCAATTGACATGTTGTAGATGATAAAATAGAATATGATATATTGTTTGAATTTAGAAAATCTATAACTGATTGATTTGCACTAAATATTATTGGTGCTGTTATAATTGTACCATAATAAGGACATGTAAGCGGTGTTACAAATTCTACAGTTGTATTACTTGTAGGATAAAATGTTTGACAATTTAAAATTACTAATTGATTATTTAGATTATTTAATGAAATTGCTGGAACAAAATCTGAATATGAAGGTGTAGTTTCTAGTGTAACATTTTGTCCATAATAGCATTTACAAAAACCGATTATTCCTTGTGAATCAAAATTACTAATTATAGTTTCACTTTTAATTGGCGAAATTGTTGTATTTTGAAAAGTCATTATAAAATTTGGAACAACTTGATAACCACCAACACCATAGAGATGAATTCCTTGCGGATAAATTAAAATTAGCATATAATATCCTTGATAATTTGATAAATCTATATTGAAATTTGTCCCAACTTCGGCAAATCCAAATTCGTCCTGATTTATACAAATAGCATTGGCAGTTCCAAAATTGAATGGATATTTTGAAAATAGAAATATAACTAAAGAATTTACAGATAATGAGAATTGTAAAGATGTAAAATTTATGGGTTTTGGTGTCATCATGGATATTACTAGAATAGGTTTTAAAAAACTTAGATTTAATTGAATACAATAATTTGAAGACATTTTTAGCTCACGCAACTAGAACTATTGTCTTTTGTAGCTGAGAATTTGAAGGCATTACCCCGTTTGGGGGATAAGCCCTTACTCTGACCCATTGCCAGAACGTAGTTCCCGTATGTGCTCTTGGGCCAAAATGACCAGAAGTGTATGTAGTTGACATTCCCGTGAAATTTTCTTCAATTGTATAATCTCTTTCAGTTATTAATGGATTAACATTTGGGCCAACTATTAAAGTATATATGTGTATATTTCCATCAATAGAATATGGCCACGTCACATATCCAGTATAACTGCCTGATATATATGTATAAAACTGATCTGGTGCGCCATTTCTTTGAGCCCAAA